ATCTGTGGACTTATTAAGCGGTGCTGCAATGAAGATTTCTTCTGGTGCAGTAATGGGATTAAATGCTTCCGGTGCTTTATTACAAACTGGTAGTGTAATACATTTAAATGGACCATCCGCACCAAGAGCATCAAGTGCATCAAGAGCAAGTTCAGCAGGTTCCGCTGAATTACCAACCAAACAATTTGTGTATGTTCCCGGTTCTATGGGCGCATGGACAAAGACTGTAAATGGTAAAACACCAGCATCTGTTCTAACAGGAGCAGTTGGTGATTTAAATGGTCAATTAGATTCTCTTAATAATGCAAAGGGTCAGTTAAATGGAGCATCATCCAATTTAACTCAATTACAACAACAATTAGCAGTTGCAGGAAACAATCCTGCACAGTTAAGCAATATAGCAAGTTCAACAGCAACTCTTACAAATAATGTTTCTGGTGTTGCTGGTTCTGTAAATAATTCTGTTGGTTCTGTTGGTGGAACTGTAGACGGTGTAGTAAACAATGCTGGCGGTATAGTTCCCGGAGTTGCTGATGGATTGAATCCATATTCTAGTGGTGGTGATTTCTTGACAGGATTAAAAGAGGGTATCGGTGGTATTACAGGATTTATAGGAGATATCTTTAGTACAATAACAGATATTGCCTGTGGTATTATTGATGCAATTGCTGGTGCAATAGATGCAGTAGTCGGTGTAATATCAGATGCAATAGACGCAGTAATGAATGCAATAAATTCTGTAATAGATGCAATTGGATCAGTAATCGATTCTATAACAAAAGCAATTGGTGATATTATCAACACCATAACAGACATTATTGGTCAAGTATTCGATGCTGCTGGCAATTTCATCGGTGGTATCGTAGATGGTATCGCAAGCGTAATCGATGCAATAGCAAGCATCTTTGATGGTCTTGGAAGACCCAGTAATTGTGGTATATCTCTTGCGGTATGTTCTGGTGATACGGCTATAGGAGTAACCATATAATGTCTGGAGTTGCAAGAAAATTCATAGACAGTGTTGGTGGTGGAGTTGCATTAGGATCTTCTAATGTCTTTATTAATAATATAATGGTTGCCCAAAGAGGAGACAGGGTTACTCCACATCCTCCCTGCTGCTGTGGACCAGGCTGTGGTTGTCAGGAACACTGTGTTGCTTCCTTGGCAATGTCCTCACCAAATGTTTTTGCAAATAATATTAATATTGTAAGACAGGGAGATATTGCTACATGCGGACATCCAATTGCAGGATCTTCAAATGTATTTGCAAATTAAATAAAAACAAATATACATATTTAAAATGATCAGCAAAGACATAGATCTTAATTTTAATATAAACCCCATAACTGGGGATTTAAACCGAAAAAAAGATTCGGAAGCAGTAAAACAGGCACTAAAAACCTTGCTTCTTCTTGGATTATTTGAAAAACCATTCAATTCAGATTTAAATGCAAATATTAGAGGATTTTTATTTGAAAATTATTTAATAAATGCAGATAAGGAATTGGAAAATAATATCAGAAGAATAATTATAAAATATGAACCAAGAGTAACATTGAGGAAGGTATTGGCGACTGCTACCCCAGATCAAAATGCTATAGATATAACAATAGAATATTATTTCACCGGAAATAAAGAAGAAACATTAAACTTTTCACTAGAAAGAACAAGATAAAATGGAACAAAAAAGAGGCGATATTTCAAATTTGGATTTCGTATCCATTAAGTCAAATCTAATAGACTTTTTGAATAAGCAATCAGAGTTTAGTGGTTACTCCTTTGAAGGTTCAGCATTCAATGTTCTTATGGATGTTCTTGCTTATAACACATATTACAATGCATTCTATAACAATATGGTTGTAAATGAAACCTTCATCGATAGTGCATCAAAAAGATCATCAATTGTTTCACTAGCAAAAAACTTAGGTTATACACCAAAGTCAACAAGAGCAGCAACAGCAACAATTAATATAAAATTAGATGCTGATAACTATACTAATGATGTAATCAATAGAAACACTCAAATAACTGCAACTGATACAGATAACAACACATATACATTCGTAACAACAAAATCATATTCATTTGATCCTGTTTCTTTTGACAGTTCTGGAAATGTTACTCAATATGGAATAACAGATGTTCCAATTATACAGGGAGTATATACTTCCTTCTCCGCAATAATATCAGATCCAAAACAAAAAATTCTACTTCCATTTGAGGGAATAGATCTATCAACAATCCGAGCATTTGTAACTACATCAATATCAAATCAAGAAGGTATTGAAAACGAATGGTTAAGATCAACCGATATAACACTAACAAATTCTCAATCTAAAGTTTTCTTTGTTCAGGAATCTGCAACTGGTAATTATGAAGTAACATTTGGTGACAATGTTTTTGGTAAGCAATTAGATAAAGGTAACTTAGTAATATTTGAATTCTTAGTTTCTGCTGGTGCTGCTGCAAACAATATCGGTTCTTCAGATTCAGCAGAATATAGTTCATTTAGTCTATCTGGTTACATATTAGAAACCGTGCAACAATCATCCGGTGGTTCTGATAGAGAAGACCTAGAAAGTGTCAGAGTAAATGCTTTAAAGAACTATTCAAACGAAGAAAGAGCAGTAACTGCATCTGACTATGAAAGTCTTATATTAAAGAATTTTAACAATGTTGAGTCTATTCGTTGTTGGGGTGGTGAACAAAATAATCCACCACAATATGGAAAGGTATTTGCATCTATTAAACCAATAAACAGTGCATCATTAACTCTACCAGAAAAAAAACAAATTGTAGATTCACTTGTACGCAATAAATCAATGTTGGGTATATCTCTAGAAATCCTAGATCCAGATATTCTATATGTAAATCTATTTACAAATGTAAAATACGATCCAACAACTACAAGAGATTCTGAAACAAAGATAAAAGAAGTTCTGAATACAAAGATAAGACAGTATGCTGTTGATAACTTCAAGGGATTTGATGATGATTTCTATACATCCGATCTTGTCCCACAAATACTAACCTACCACCCAAGTATAGTTGGTGCATCAGTTGGTGCAACTATGGAAAAGAGAATTTATCCAGAAGCAGGTAAGAAGCAAACATACACAGTAGACTTTGGAAACAAAATATACCATCCAAAAGATTGTTATGATGTTTCGGTAGTTGAGAGTTCTTATTTCAAGATATATGTAACTGAGAATTCTCAATTAGTAGAAAAGATTTGTTATTTTAATGATGATGGTGGTGGTAATATGAGAATCTATACTCTTGATACATTAGGCAATAAAATATATGTAAACACAAATGCAGGAACTATTGATTATACAACTGGTATGATAACAATTCCAGATCTTACAGTATCATCATTTGTAAATAACCAAAATTACATCTACTTTATTGCAACCCCAAATGATCCAGATGTATTCACAGATTTTGATACAATCCTATCATTTGATGCAACAATAACAAGAAATGTTTCAATAACACTAACACAAGTTTATAAGAACTCTCTAAACAACGCATCATATGCTACAAGGAATAGTGCTAACAACACAGCAGGCTAAACATGCTACAAGTTGAAATACTTTATCCCCAACCAGATTCAACTGTATATGGTAACGAATTAAAGTTTCGTTATAAATTATTAAATAATTTAGAGAAGTATAAAACAAGTAAAATAGTTCTATCATTTAATGGTGGAGATGAAACAACCACAGACATAACTGGTTCTTATATATTTCCAGGATTAGTAAATGGTAACTATGAAATAACGGGTTATCTTAAGAATAAGAATAATTTAAAAATAGATGGAACTGAGTTTTCTGTTAAATTTGGTATAATTACCCAAGAATATGAATCAAACAATTTAACATGGGCATTTCCAAAAACAAAATTACCTCAATTCATACAAGAAGATTATAAGACATTCAGCAGATTCATTGAAGCATATTATGAATGGCTACACAAGTCAAACAATCCAGTTTACATGCCATTCACATCGGAATTTTTCTCTGATGTCGATACAACACCAGAAGTGTTCTTATCAAATTTTAGAATTCAATACTTAAATGATTTCCCAGATAATATATTTTCTCTTGGAGATTCAAAGAATTTAAGAAATATTTTAAAGAACATAAAGCAATTCTATAGAGCAAAGGGATCAGAAAAGTCATTTAAATTTTTGTTCCGCTTATTGTATAACACTTATGTTGATTTTTATTACCCAAAGAATGACTTATTTAAAGCATCTGGAAATCTTTGGGTAGAAAATGTTGGCATAAAGGTAAAGAATATTGACATAAAAACAGCATTTAATCTTAAAAATAATATAATTTATCAAGAAGTAGATAATGCAACAACCGCATCTGCTAGAGTCATTTCTGTTATTGTTGAAAAAGAAAAGAATCAAAATATAGTAGAATTTTATGTTGCTAATATTATAGGTGAATTTGATGGTGATTTACCAGTATACAGTGATGTTGTAATAGAAGGTAAATCACAAACAGTAGAAATGGATCTACTTCCTGTTATCACAGGTTTGAGTATAACAAGTAGAGCATTGCGAGTTGGTGATAAGATTTATTTGGAAGAAGTTGATAGTACTGGAGATGAGACTGGTTCCAGTTTCTTTGCAGTAGTTCAAGAAGTCGATTTAAAGGGAAATGTAAAGAGATACAATATTATCAATTCGGGATATAATTATAGTGGCACACACCAATTATATAAGAAGAATGTAAATGGCTCACATACAAGTATTTCTGGCACATATGAAGTTGGTGTATTAACACGATATCCTGGGTACTATAAGACAATATCATCTTCACCAAGTTCTAGAGGAAAACTACAGGACAATAGAAAATATCAAGATTTATCTTATGTTCTTAAAGTAGAAAGAAATATTTTTGATTATGCTGATATTGTAAAAAGATTAGTACATCCAGCAGGTATGGGTTTATTTGGAAGTTATCTTGTAAAAAGAGATGAACAATTAGACTTAACAGGAATTGGAGAAATTAATCTCTATTATTGGGGATTTATTGGTAACTATTTACCATATACCTTCAATACTGTAAAAAACCTGAGAAATGACACATATACAAATGGCGACCCAGTATTATATCCAAATGGTCTTACAGACTTATATCCAAACGGATTCGATCCTGGTGTTTCTTTCCCAGACGAGATAACTGCAACTCAGGAACATTTGGCAAGAGCATATAATAAATTAAAAGCAGGTACATCAACATTACATTATGCATATGTACCAAGTGTCTCCGACTATAACCAAGTTAATAATTATTGGGTTGTTTATCCCCATCCAAATACTTTACTAAATAGTTCTGATATCATAAAAAATATCACAATACAAGATTTCCTAGGCATCAAGACAACCGATATTAATAACTAACCAAAATGCTAAGAACTAATTTTAAAAATTCTGTCATACACTCATTCTATGATAAATTCTCAGACTTTTCAGATACAAAAAATTATCTGTTTATAGGAAAAGTAACAGAATGGGAAAATGACAACTCACCACCAACTGCATTGGATTCTTTAAAGGAAGAATTAGATGCATGGAAAAATATGTTAGTATGTAAGAGAATCAGTTCAAATGATGTTGTATTTGTCATAAGAAGAATAAATTGGACATATGGGACTATATACACCCAATATGATGATACTTCAGATCTATATTCAGAAACAACACCATTAGATTTTTATGTTCTAACAACTGATAATAATGTATATAAGTGCATTTTCAATAACAATGGTGCAGAATCTGAATACTCACCAATTGGAACATCAACAGAAGAAATTATAACCCAAGACGGTTATATTTGGAAATACATGTATTCCATAAGACCAGAATTGCAAGACTTCATTTCTGAAGAATACATTCCAGTAGAATATCTTGATGAATTATCATATACAGATCAGAGATCATTACAATTAGATGTTGAACAGGATGCAAAAGCAAACAAAAATGGATCAATATCAAATATAAAGATAACCCAAGTCGGTTCATCATATCCATTTGCGATTGATTATGATGTACCAGATTCAAACAATGAAGTCTCACATTTAGTTCAAATGAATATTCCAGTTGGCGGAACAACTGTTTATTTCAATACAAATTCCGATATCAGTAGAATAAACCATGTGTATGAGAATAATTATGTTGTTTACATTTACAGCGGAACTGGCTCTGGTCAGGTAAGAACTATTACCAACTATAATGGTTCCACCGGAATAGCAACAGTAGATAAAGGATTCACAGATGCAGTTACAACTAATAGTTATTACAAAATTTTACCAAAGATAGACATTACTGGAGATGGTACTGGTGCAATAGCAATACCTGTTGTAAATCCATTGACAAAATTAATAAATTCAATTTCTGTAATTGATGGTGGTCAAAATTATAAAGATGTATCTGTAGAAATAAAAACATCAAAAACTACAGAATCAGAAAAGACAAAAGCAAGAGCAATAATTTCACCATTCAATGGTCATGGTTCATCTGCATTAGTTGAACTGGGTTGCAAAGATGTAATGATACTAACAAAATTTGATAAAGAACAAATACAAAATCTAAAATTCTATAATGATTATCGTCAAGTTGGTATTATTCAAGATATAAGTGTCACAGGTGAATCGCAATCATCTCAAACATATACATTTGATATAGAAAATATCAATTCAACAACATCAATGGTTTTAAGTGGAAATTATTCTTCATTCCTTTCAATCATACAAGCAAATCCAACACTAATAGTCAAACAAGGTTCTGATGATAATTTGGGACAAGCACAAGGAACATATTCGAGTTTTGATACAACCACAAATACTCTTGTCCTAAAAACGGTAAATGGTAAATTCATGTCATATCCAAGTTCAACGGTTTATTCTTTAGTTATTGAGGATTACCCAACAGTAGGAACAGACACAGTTTTTGCTAACATTAATATAACAAAAACTTCTCCATTGAATTATTATAGTGATACTACATTTTTGCAAGATCAAATCATATTGGGTCAAGATAGTAAAGCAACTGCTAAAGTATTGAGTTGGAAACCTACATTTTTTGGAACAGATGGTGAGTTAGTAGTTAAGGACCTACGCGGGGCATTCATAGAATCCTACTATAATGATTCAGGTACTCTTGTCAATGGTGAAAGAATAATAGGATTCAATACTGTAGATACAACAACTGGTATTGTTGGGTTCTCAGAAGATAAAGTAGGAATTATTAAAAATACAGTAAAAACACAAGTTTCTGAGGGCACAAATATATTCAGAGCAACTACTGTACTTACTATAGTAAGACCATCGGGTACAACTCCATTTACAGATATGGACTTCTTAGAAGATGATAGTA